CAGTTCGCAGCTCGCGCCGGAAAGGATCGTGCCGTGAAGTCCGATCTGCAGCGCGTTCCAGCTGTTCGACGCATTGAACATCAGGTCGCCGTTTGCGACGGTAAATTCCCCGAAATCAGTGGAACAGTCGCCTTCGACACCCGTTGCGAAAACATTCACGGTCCCGCTTTTCACGGAAAGTCTGCTCCCGTCGAACGCGATCAGATCGTAATGAACGATCATGGCTCCGGCATAGGGAACGTTGATCAGCGTTTTACTTTCAGACGGGTATCGAAGCAGAACGCCTTTCATGAACGCGCCGCTTCCGACTCCCTGCATATAGACCGACCAGGAGCTGCTGCCGTCGTCAACATAGGAAGAGGATTCCAGACCGCCGCCGGAAGCATATCCCAAAACATTATTATTCAGGATATGAAGTCCCTGTGCTCCATGTGCCGAGGACGATCCGGAATAAATGCTTTCAAGATTCTGATTTTCACCGCCGACGACCAGTCCGCCGATCCCGTCAGGATGTACAGCGTCCGCGATCTTCTTAAAGTTGGTCACGATGTCGCCACCAACGTTTTGACCGTCGGAAATCGTGTCCGAAGTACTTCCGGGAACGGTGAGGAAATTTTGATAAGTCGTTTTACTCATGGTTTACTCCTTTTCGAGTTCGTGTTCAATTTTTGTGAGTTCGGACTGAATGGAAACATGGTCTCCCTTGAGTCCTTTGATATTTTCCGAAAGTGACCTGATGCTTTCGTTGAGCTTCGAGACTGCCGTTTCCATTCGTGTCAGTGTGAACCAAACGACGAAAGCAACGATCGCGAGAGACCCGACTTCCTGCGTCCATTTGGGGAGTCCGAGATCGACCTGCCCCAAAAGACAGCAGATGGACAAACTGCTGAAAATGATGAAATTATCCTGCATCGCGGACCTCCGGATCGAGTGTCGGAGTAAGATCCGGATCGAGCGGGGCTTCCGCGTACGGAACGATCATGACGTCGCGATAGCCGGAATCCATGAATGTTTCGATCGACGCCCGGCTCATCGGTCCGCCGAAAGCGGGAAGATTCGTCGAGTAGATCGGCCCCCATGAATTCCACCAGGCGCATTGGGAACGTTCAAAATCGTAGCCTCCGAACGCCGTCGCGTGAGCGCCGCCGCGGGTGATCTCCGGTTCAAAACGGCCATTGCGGAGCTGGAAAGACTCCACGCTTTTCAGATTCCCGACAAACACGCCGCACCCTGCCCGACAGGCAAGTTCGATCTCTTCGGCGGGGTCGAAAGACTCCGGAAGAGAAGCACAGGCTGTCTGATATTTCCGGGAGGAATCGAAACGGTTCGCAAGATTCTGATAGGACAAAAACGCGGTCCGGGCCGAATACTCCCCTGTTTTCGAGACGGGAAAAGCCCCGGTCATTCGGCCAGCCATCGCCATCGCCTGAAGCGTCTGACCGCCGAAAACGGAACCTTTGGAGAGTGCCCAGAGGATCCCTGCGTTTTCCTTTTCGACGAACTGTTCACTTCCTTCGAGGATCTGATTCATCAAACGGATCAGACGCGCCCGGTTGAAAGCGAAACCTGCGCAGGACGGCGAAGATCCCTGACTTGCGTCAAAGACTTTCTGCCAGTCGAAAACGTCCCACCAGTTTCGATATTTCCCGGCCCGGAAAAGCATTTCGTTATGCTCTGCCCGTTCGAGGAGCCACGGACGCAGTGATTCGTAAGAGATCACACCGACGGGAGCTTCAGGATCCCAGCTGACTTTGCAAAGATCGAGAATTTCCGCATCGGACTCCCCCGGCGCACAGTCACGGGCCTGAATTTTGGAAGGAATGTACCCTTCCGGAAATTGAATGTCAGTCATGAATTTCCTCCGTCAAATGGGTGAAAACGTCCTGAAGCTCCGCAAGCGTGCCGATCGGCTCTTCCGCGGAAAGTTCCGTCAGAAAAACGGAAACATTCTCCGAAACCGCGCCTTTGAGCTGTGAGGTCAGGATCCGCTTGAATTCCATCCGCGCATGATTCGGCATCCTGACGATACCGTCGCGAATGCCGTTCAGTACGGACTGCGCCGCCGACTTGACGGCACGGCGTTCCTCCGCGGAAAGTTTTGAAAGAGTGTCCGGCCCCGGATCAGGCTCAGGATCAGGGGAAGGAGACGATCCACCGACGCGAAACTCTTTCGAGTAAATGACAGCCGTTCCTTCTTCCACCGCGGCGAAAATGACGGTAAACCAGCCGTCGGACGGTGAAACGAAGAAAAGCCGTTTACTGCTGGAATCGACAGCGAAATCGGCCTTTTCGCCGGGCCAGACCTGAAAAGCACCTTCCGTCGGCGTCTCAAAGACCGCAAGCCGGCCGGGTTCGACATTTTCCGGACCGATGATAACGGGATCCGCATTCAGACCTCCGGGACTGAAAAACAGACCGCACAGAAAAATTTTCCATAAGTATTTCATGCAAAAACCTCAAGGGGCGCCGAAACGCCCCGATTGGAAAAAGTTTGGAAAGGGTCAAAAAGTCGGAGCGTTCGAGGCCCAGTGTGCCGCGAATTCCAGCGCAATATCCGATTCAAGACGGGTCTTTTCATCCGCGGAACCGCAAATGACGTTTCCGTTCGTCTTGTCGAGCAGCGTCAGGACCATTTCGGAAAACTTTTCAGCCGCCGAAGTCTCCGACGCGAACTTTTCAAGCATTTCGAGGATCCAGTCATCGACGGGAGTCTGCGACTTTGCCGCCGCGGCCTTAAGCGCGGCAAGAAGCCGCGTAAAAACGGACTGGACATTTTCGACAGTGAACACTTCGACGGCCATCGCCATCAGCTGCGTCTTCAAAAGTGAAAAAAGCAGTTCTCTCATGATTCACCTCCTCAGGATGCCGAATAGGTCTCGCCGGTGGGCGAAAGCAGGATCCGGCAAACCGACGCGTTCGCCTGCGCCGCTTCCATAGCGTAACCGACACAGAGATACCCTGCGGCCGGAGTTCCGTAGATCTTGCCGGTGGAGGCGTTGAGCCAGACTTTCTGACCGATCGTCAAAGCCTGATTGTTGATCTTCGGGACGTTATGGAACACTCCGCGCGTCGTGATCGTGCCGAGACGTCCGGCAGTCTGCGGACTTTTCGTAATACCGACGATCGCGCCGAGGACGACGAACACGCCGGGATCGAGATTGGATGCAGGGATGAAATCAATCGTTTCATCGGAACAAACATAAACAGCATTCATAGCTTGAACCTTTCATAAAAGTAGTATGGGGAAAAAAGGGTTAGTTGCCGGCACCAGTCGAGTAGACCGCGGCGCGGTGGTCCATCAGACCGAAGCCGTACTCAAAGAACGTCGCCCAGCTTTTGCCGATGATGTTTCCGGCCGTAGGAACGGGCGTAATGTGCGGATCGGCGGCGCCGCGCAGACGGGTCTCGCCAAGGATCGCGGCTTCCGCCGGGTCGGCAAGCAGGAACCAGCACGTATTGCTCCCGCCGTAAAGAGACGCAAGGTACGGTGAAACCAGCGGCTCATACTGGAGGTACGTATTCGTCAAAGCAATCGTGTTGCCGGGAGTCTGGACAGCAAGATTCGTCGCGGTGAAAAGCGTCGAGGCGGTGGAGGCAAGCTGCGGCGGAACAAGCAGATATTTCCCTTCCAGTTCCGACGCTTCCGCGTCATTCGGGTCACTTCCAAGAACCGGCATCGACATGAGCGCAGCCGCGGCCGCCGCGAGACCATCAAGACCAAGAACCGGAGTAATGGCATTTCCGTGAGCGGCATTGAAGACCGTAGACGCCGCACCAACAGCCGAAAGCAGCTTCTGGATACCGCGCTTTTCGCGTTTCCGCTTATGCTTCGTGCCGAGCTGAATGACGGCATCGACGAAACCTTCAATCTCGTTCTTCAGCAGCATATCGCGGGTGAGCGTCAGGACGTTGCCGGACCGGCTGATCCCGATCTCATAGTCTTCCGGAACGAGCGTCGCGTTTTTCAGCGGTCCGTCTTCCGCCTGGTCAAATGGAAGACCATAGACAGAATAGGACGTGATCTTCGCGTCGTGAAGATTGCTGACGTCGAAACGCCGCGCAATCTTATCGACGATGGAACTGACGCGCTGGGACCCCTGATAGTACGCTTTATTCAGCACATTTTCAAGGATACCGAGCGGATTCTGCGTCGAGAAGGCGCTTGCCTTGACCTTTTCCGGATAGAAAAAGGCATCGACGAAAGCGTCTTCGTTCCCGCGGTAGACTTTCCCGGTCGAATGACGCAGCATTTCGATCGCCATTTCCTTGACGGTGAAACCGTTGAACTGACGGGAAAGTCCTTCCGTCATGGCATCATCCGAGAAGCCGGACGCGCGGACCTGAGCATCGGTGAAAAGCCCGGTATTGCGCATCATGGCGACCGAGTAAACGTCCATCGGATCCGGAGCGCCGCAGGAAGCCGTCACTCGTCCGTAACTCATTCGCCGGGCACGCGGATTCACTTTCCGGGACGAAAGGACCGCGGAAGCCCGGACCTTCCGGGCCTTGAGTTTTTTCGCCCGAACCTTCCGGGCCGTCACTTCGTCCGGGTCCTTTTCCGCCGTTTCCTCTTCCGCGTCTGCCGGAACTTCCGCGTCAGAAACGGCATCTCCGTCCGGATCGGCATCGTCGGCGTCAAGTTCATCCGGGGGCGTTTCCGGAGGAATTTCCTCTTCCGTGACTTCCGCGGGATCCGCGTCCGGATCAAGTTCATCCGCCTGCGCAGCCGTTTCGTCCATGATGGCACAATGGCGCACGAACGCCTTTTCAAAAATGCACATCTGGTCCGGGGTAAGGGATTCGGGATCATACCCGGATTCCGTAATGAAAATCTTGAGTTCTTCACTCATACTCAAATTCTCCTTTTCTATGGCGCGGGCGTGAATGACCGCGGTATTGCGGGCATCGCCGCCGCGCCGAACAAAAGAACCTTCATCCAAAGCCCACCGGCGAACGATACCGAGAGGACCAACGAATTTCCTGCGGTTGACTTCCGCGGTTTTCCCGGCAGGAAGGAATTCCATGTCGCGAAACCTGCTGAAGTTTTTCGTGCCGATACTGCATTCCCAGCGGAGGTTTTTCTCTTTGAAAGCCTCCAGGATCCGCAGAGCAGACGGCGTGTTCTCAAAATGACCATCTCCAAAAATCTGAGGTTTTCCATCTTTGGTGACGATACGCGGCCGGAATGTTCCGGCAATCGAATACTCATCGTGGTCGAAATGGGCACGGGCCTGATTCGGGAGGGATTCCAGCCCCTCAATGTCCAGAACGACCGCATGATCAAAACCGTTGACCCAGAGCGTTCCGCCGGAATAGAGCGGGGAAAACTCAAACCGCTTCCCCGTCAGATCCACCGACGCTCTGATCCGTATTTCCGAAGTCATCTTCTTTTCTCTCCTGTTCCACCTGTTCAAAATCGTATCCAAGGATCGAGACCGCCATCCGTCTTGAAAGGAACCCGTGACCGACCGCGTCGCCGAGCGCCGCGATCAGGTCCGCCATATCGTAAGCGGGGATCGGGGACCAGCTCCAGCTGCGCGGTATCCGCTTCAAACGTCCGCCGTACCGGGAAACGATACTTTCCGCCGTTTCATCCACACTCGCAAGACAGTCGATCCAGCGGTCAAAGAGCGGATTCAGGATCATCTTCTCAAGCCGTGAGCGCAGGTAGCGGATAACGGCCCAGTAAACGATCATTTCACCGCGAAAACTCGAATAGTTATGCTTTTCAAAGTCGTTCGTCAGCATCGCCTTCGTCAGGTGCATTCCCGCAGCCTGTGCGGTCTGCTGACACTCGATGAACGGCTGATAGGAACCGCAGGGCCAGTTCGCCGCGCCCTGTTTGTAGACCAGACCGGGAAAGAGCTGCTTGATCTCGCCCGGATTCGGGGCCGTATAGGTCGGCTGAAGTTCAAAAGTCTGACCGGGAACGACACTTCCCGCAGGTGCTTCCACCACGCCGCCAGAGTTTCTCGCCGCAGCGTTGGCGGCTCCGAGATGGTATTCCTTGTAGATCTTCGTTTCCGCAATATCGTTCAAAACGGACTGCATCCACGGAAGACCGCGGTGCTGATCCGGAAGACGCATAACGGCAACATGAAGCATATCCTCCGCCGGGACCTGGATCGGTTCGCAAGGTGACGGCGTGAGCGGATTCCGGTTTTTCGGAAGGACGAAATAGCGGACCGGGTGCATCCCCTCAAACTGGATACCGCCGACAGTATCTTCCTGAAAAAGTCCGGAAACCGTCTGAACGCGCTTCGCTTCGATCTGTTCAAGGTTCATCTGAACGTCATCGATCTGCGGATCGTAGACCATCCGGAAGAAGATCTCGCCGTCATATTCGAGAGCTTCGACCGCGATCCGCAAATGCTCGCCAAGGTCAATATCTTCGGTGAAATGGAACCATGACCATTCCAGATGACTTCGTTCTTCCGGCGTAATGGCGGGCGCGAACGGGTCGGACGCCTGACGGCCCTTCTGTTTTGCCGGAATGACCGTCAGATCGGGACCGCGGTCGCCGAGGCAATGAACGCCAAGAGTAAACACGCCGTGGTTCGTGCATCCTTCCGTAAGGTAGACCTTGCGGGAATTGGCGCGCATTTCCCGACGGACGGTTTCGTCGGTGATCTGGTCGGCGTAGTCGTCCGTCGCGTCGGCAAAGAAAGCCGAAAGACGTTTGGGAGGCTGCGCCGATTCAAACATCTGAGCACGAATGACCGAAAGCGGAATGGAAAACTCCGGATCGGCGCAAAGCTCCGCAGGTCTTTCCGTAGCGGAAACCGGAACGGTCCGGGAATCAGAGACTTTTTTCCGTTTGGATCTTCTGGACATGAGACACCTTTACCAGCGGTTATCGTAGGGAGTACTGACGATCCGTCCGACGACCGGACCGGACGCCTGACGGGCCTGTTCCTGCTGTTCCATTTTGTCAAGAACCTCAGGCGAAATGTAGGAAATACTGATGCCGGCTCCGGAAACTCCCGAAACACCGCCGGAAATGACGGCCTTTTTGGCTTCCTGGATCTGTTCAAGCAGCGTAGGATCTTTTTCTTCAGACATATCCTCTCTCCTTTCTGTGAAACACTATACCAGAAAAAACGCAGAATGGAAGCACTTCGAAAGAGGGTGCTTGTTGTCTATCCGATAGACAACAAAAAAAGATAAAAAAAAATAAAAAAACCATTCTGCCGACTGGACAAAATGGTCTTTTTACTGCCAAATCACTGACTGTCCATTTTTGGACACTCATTTTTGGAACTATGGTCACGGGTCTCCGTCGTCGTGAAAGAGTTTCCGCACGCCGGGCAAATGTAAAGCCGTTTACGGATCGATCCCTTGATCCACGTCTGACGGGACCGCATCGGCAGTCCGCACTGCTCGCATTTGAATATTTCCGAAGAACGCTTCATCACAGCCTCTGTTTCTTTCAATATGTTTCAGGGATTCGTCCGCACTTCCTTCTTTCGGCTGAAAATTCAGGGTCAGACTCAGGATCTCAATATCATCGGGGACCTCCTCCATGAAAGCATACTTCGGTTCATGGGTCGGGCCGGCATACGGGATCAGTTCGCCGTTTTGACCGGATGGATCGCCGCGGTAAATGTAAAATTCGCCGCCGGTCTTAAACGCCATGATCATCGAAACATGCTTCATGTTTGCGGTCTGAAAGGACTTCGTTTTCAGAATGAACGCTATGGAACGCATTTTTATTCTCCTTTTTCATCTGGTATCATTGCCGACTGTCCAAAATGGACACTCTGTTTCTGTTCGATCATTCGCTGGAGAGCCTGAAGTTTCAGGAAGGCTTCTTTCGCGGCCTTCTGTACTTCCGAATCCATGCATCGCGAAACGATACACTCTGCGGACCGGACAGCACATTTCAGATTCATCAGCTCGATCGGATGGATCACATACGGTTTCTTTTTCATCAAATTCCTCCTGTGGAAATTCCTGTTCATCTTCCGATGAGATTCCAGTTTCCGGTATAAAGCGAAAGCCCCGCCGTCGCCGGAGCCGTGCTTTCCAAATGACCGCCGGAAATGGAGTTCGCGACCGCCGCCATGACCAGGGAGTCCCAGAGATGGTTTTCGCGGCCGGGGATCAGCGTCCATTTGTCGATCGTACCGCGTTTCCCTTCCAGAACGTCGGAACGTTCGGAAAGCATCTGCTGAATGAAATCCCAATGGATGACTTCATCGCCGTCGAAAAGCGTCAGGGAAGCCGCGCCGCCGACCGGAGACTGCCATGACGTCCGAATGAAGGACTTCCAATAGTCGGTATCGTATCGGGTATGGCGAACGAGATTCGCGGGAACAAGTGCCGGACGCTGCCAGCCGTCGCCGCGTTCCTCGCCGGGATGAAGCTGACCGCGGACGAAAAGGTCCGTCGCCCCCTTTCCCCAGCCGAAGACCGGTTCAAAGACGGACGCAAGATCGAAACACGCTTTTCGGACCTGCGGCGTAAAGAGACCGCGGTTCGCGTCGATCAGACCCTTTTGAATGTCAAGGACCGTTCCGTCCGCACGCTGGAATCGTCGGGAAGCAAGGTGAGGACAGAGATCCATCAGAGCCAGATAGAACGCGTCCAGCTCCGACGCAAGCGGAAAGGTGCTCTGAATGGAAGCTGATCCGCCGGGATACCGTCCGTAATCGAGAACGTGACCGCGAAAACCGTTTCCCCACGCGCAAAGGACCCAGTAGAGGCAATCCTGCTGAATGTCGATCCCGACCGTGACGCGCTCGCAGTCGATCGGGACCTGAGAACGCTGGATCGGGACGATCTTGCGGACGATGTCTTCGTAAACCAGATTCCGGCTCTGCTGGTAAAGCGCAAGCGGGGTATTCTGGTATTCAGAATAGAAGGCCTTTTTGGACGCGAAGTAAAGATTCATCGCGTGCTGAATGGCCGAATGTTCCACCGGCGAAAACCCGGACTCCCATTCCGCTTCCGCACCTTCGTCCATCGCCGCGCGGTTCGCAAGGTAGAAATCATTCGCCTCGCGTATCTGGTCCGCAGTTTCAAGGTGATTCTGGATCCCGACCTTCCGCAGTTTGTCGTACTCCAGCCAGAGATCCATATTCTTCGGCATACTCCGCAGGATCCCGAAACGCTGACCGCCCCACTCCTTCAGGATCTTCTCCGAAAGATCGTCCGGACGAATGACCGTGATCGTCGCGATCATCGAGAGGTTCGTCTGCTGACCGGCAAGACCCTTGACCGCTCCGGAAAGGTACTCCCACCGCTTTTCCGTCTGCGTCACGCTCGCGGCCGAACGCTCTGTCTGCGGGTCGTCGATGATGACCGCCGTCGGACGTGACGAACCGACTTTCAGACCGCGGACAGCACTGTCAAGACCGGAAGTCGTCACGATCGCCCCCGATGATGGAGCACCGGGAACCGTTGGACAAATCAGGATCTGAGAGTTGATCTTGATATTCGTATGCTCGCCGTTCAAAAGCTGACCCGGAGCGCGGCCGGGCGAATTTTCAAGACGCTCGATCGGATAGCATAGCGCAGGAAAACACGACTGGAAAAGCTCGTTCTGACGAATGATGCACTTCACATTTTCAAGGATCTGCGACGCAAGCGCCGTCTTGGCCGCAATGATCAGAATGAAATGCTGATGACCGTATGCAAGTGCCCACGCGATCCCCCACTCGCAGATCGTCGATTTCCCAAACCCGCGCGGAAGACACAAAGGACGCGATCCGCCGTGAAGAAGAGTCTCCTGAACGACGTGGATCGCGTAGAGCTGCGCGTCCGAAAACGGCGACGGAAAAGCAGGGGACGCGGACGAATTGCCAAACGTCAGCATGAATTTCAGAAGGTCAAGACGGCACGAGTCCACAAGCGCAGGATCCGCACACTCCGGCAAAGGCGCGATCTCGCGTCCCTCTTCCGAAAGACGTTTCTGACGCTCTGAAGCACGGGCCGCGTGTTTCTGGTACTTTTCGGCATGAACATTCGCCCGCATATCGTAAGCGTCCTGCTGCCATTCAGCATCAAGAAGCGATCCGGAATAATGCAGGGAATGGCGGTCTATGTAGTCCTTTTGACGAACCATTTTTTCCTTTCAAAAAAAATTTTTTCTTTTTTTCTTTTTTTTCTTGTTCGGACCTGGTCCTGAATGGAAAACGGCTCGGAGGTTCCTCCCCGATAGAGGCCGGCTCGCTGGCCGGCCTCCGAAAGAAAGAAACTCTCCGGGCCTGATCGAGTTTTTCGTTTGGCTTAATTACTAATGGGCTGGAAAGGACCCATTTTCAAAATTCATCTTTTCCCGCAAGACTAAATCCCTTCACGGAAGTTACCA